AACAGGAACTCAAGAGCCTGCTAGACAAACAGGAGCGAAGTATTGACTAAAGCCCAAAAAGTGGACCTTGAAGCCGCAAAAGCCGGTGTAGAAGGTCTTTCTTCTATTTACGAAAATCGTAAAGAGAAGGTACTAAACCCCGAAGCTATCGGGAAACCCCTCCTAGAACGCCTGCCGACCCCCACGGGTTGGCGTATTTTGATCCTTCCCTATCGGGGTAAGGGCAAAACAGAGGGTGGCGTTATCCTCCCAGACCAAGCCGTTGAGGAACAAAGTGTTTCCACACAGGTCGGCTACGTCTTGAAGGTTGGCCCCCTTGCGTACAAAGACCCGGAAAAATTCTCCACCGGAGCATGGTGCGAGGAAAAAGACTGGGTAATGTTTGCCCGTTATGCGGGTTCCCGGTTCAGGATCGACGGTGGTGAGGTTCGTCTTCTAAATGATGACGAAATTCTGGCCAAGATCCTTGAGCCCGAAGATATTCTTCATTTCTAGGAGAGCAAAATGACCGATGAAAATGTGATTGAGAATGATGACGCGCCGGAAGACGCGGATATCGAGGTAGAGGTAGAGGTAGAGGAGCAAGAAGCTCCAGAAGCCCCGCTGGCTGCCGATTCGGAAGAGTTGGACGAGTCGGACGACCGTTTTGAAAAGGCCGAAAGCGCGGTTCAGAAGCGTATTGATCGATTGACTAAAAAAATGCGATCCGCCGAGCGCGAGCGTGAAGAAGCGATTAACTATGCTCGTCAGGTGCAGGGCGAAGCGGAGCAGCTTCGCCAGCGCATGGATGCTCTGGACAACAATTACGTCAATGAATACAGCAGCCGAGTTGAGACGCAGGTCGCAACTGCCGAGCAAGAGCTGGCCCGCGCCATTGATCTTGGCGATACGAACGGTGTTATTGAGTCGCAGCGCAAGCTTACGTCGTTGGCTTTAGAAAACGACCGCGCCCAACAGGCCAAGATGCAGCAGGATCGGGTGCGTCAGCAGGCGGAACAGCAGGCGCAGATGGCGGCGGAACAGCCGCAACAGCCGCAACAGCCGCCAAAACGCCCTGATCCGCAGGCCGAACAATGGGCCTCTCGAAACTCTTGGTTTGGTCAGGATGAGGCGATGACTTACGCCGCCTTCGGAATCCACAAGAAATTAGTGGAACAAGATGGGTTTGACCCAACAAGCGATGATTACTATACTGAGTTAGACAAGCGTATGGGAAATGAGTTTCCCCATAAACTTAAATCTAACGGTGGAAGCAAACGGCCCGCACAGACGGTTGCTTCAGGATCCCGCGGAAGTTCTGGGCGCAGTAGTGGGAAAAAGGTTAGACTCACCCCTAGCCAAGTCGCAATAGCGAAAAAACTGGGTGTGCCGATTGAAGAATACGCGAAATACGTGAAGGATTAAGCTATGTCAGATGTTGAAAACAACGAAGTTGATACGTCACAAGAAAAGCGGAAGTCCCGCACGCAACAGACTCGGAGTTCTACGGAAAGGCGTAAGCCGTGGGCTCCTCCGTCCATGTTGGACGCACCGCCCGCCCCGGACGGTTACAAGCATCGATGGATCCGAGCGGAGACTCGTGGTTTTGATGATCGAAAGAACATCAGTGCCAAACTCCGTGAAGGCTGGGAACTTGTACGTCAGGATGAATACCCGGACTTTGAAGCTCCGGTAGTCGAATCGGGTAAATATGAAGGTGTGTTTGGTGTGGGTGGTTTGCTTCTTGCCCGTATGCCAGTTGAGACAATTGCAGAACGGAACGATTATTTCCGCCAGCGCAACGCTGATCAAATGCAAGCTGTTGATTCTGATATGATGCGCGAGAACGCACATTCCTCGATGACGATTAGCAAACCTGATCGTCAATCTCGTGTAACCTTCGGCGGCTCACGAAATAAAACGTGACCGCTCCTTTAGGAGAATCCCACTATGGCAAACCAAGAAACTGCCTACGGTCTTCGTCCTATCGGGCTTGTTGGTAGTGGCGCTAACTCGACTGGTGTAACCCAGTACGAAATTGCCTCTAACAACACCAATGCGATTTTTCAGTACTCGATTTGCGTTCCGCTTGCAGCGGGCGTGATTGATCAGGCCGGAGCTACGTCCGGCGGTACTACACAAGCACTTGGTGTCCTGATGGGCGTTGAATATCAAGACTCGGTTTCAAAAAAGCCGGTCTTTATCAACTATTGGCCCGGTTCGGGCAGCGTAAGCGTTGACACCAATTTCCCGGTGAAAGCGTTTGTTGCTGACAACCCAAACCAGCTTTTCAAAGTTGCTTCTGACGCAACCCTGACAGATCGCGCAACTGCGCTAGCGGCTGTTTTCGCTAATGCTTCGCTCGGTACGTCTGCCCGCACGGGTAGTACAGATACAGGGTCGTCCAACAGCGCTTTGGGTGTTTCTACGATTGCAACCACGGCTACTCTGCCACTGCGAATTGTTGGCATCGTTGATGACGAAGCCAATAGCGACTACGCGGCTGCGGGTATTCCGCTGATTGTTCGTTTGAACGCTCACTTCAATGCGGGTACGCGACGGTTTGATTCTCAAACCACCGCTGACTCGACTGGCATTTAGGAGGGTAAATAAATGGCTATTTCTCGCGCACAGCTTGCAAAAGAACTAGAACCCGGCCTGAATGCATTGTTCGGGTTGGAATATGATCGTTACGAGAACGAGCATGCAGACATCTTTGAAGAGGAGTCCTCGGACAGAGCCTTCGAAGAAGAAGTTATGCTCGGTGGCTTCGGCACTGCGCCGGTCAAAGGTGAAGGAACTTCCATCAACTTTGACGACGCGCAGGAGACCTACACTGCTCGGTATCAGCATGAGACCATCGCACTAGCTTTCTCCATTACGGAAGAAGCTGTCGAAGACAATCTTTATGATCGTCTGGCCTCTCGCTACACCAAGGCTCTGGCTCGTTCTATGTCCCAGACCAAGCAGATTAAAGCGGCTGCTGTTCTTAATAACGCTTTTGACACGGGTAACCCAATTGGTGATGGCGCAGCGCTTTGCTCGTCGGCTCACCCGAGTCTGTCAGGTAACCAGCGCAACCAGCTTTCAACGGCGTCGGATCTCAATGAGACCTCGCTTGAGCAAATGCTGATTGACATTGCTGGTCTTACTGACGAGCGCGGTCTAAAGATCGCCGTTCGTGGCATGAAGCTTCTCATTCCGAAAGAGCTTCAGTTTACTGCCGAGCGTGTCATTAACTCGAACCTGCGTTCGGGCACGGCAGATAACGACACGAACGCCGTAAAGTCGATGGGCATGCTTCCGGAAGGTGCGGTGGTCAATCACTACCTTACCGATACGGATGCGTTCTTCATCAAAACTGATGCACCTAACGGCTTCAAGTACTTCAATCGCTCTCCGATTAAGACGGCGATGGAAGGTGACTTTGATACCGGCAACATGCGGTTCAAGGCCCGTGAGCGTTACAGCTTCGGCGTCTCTGATTGGCGTGCGGTCTTCGGTACTGCTGGCGCTGCGTAAGCCCAGCTTTGTTGTTACAATGAGAGGGGCGGCTATTGCCGCCCCTTTTATTTTGGGTTATGATCTATTTGTTTCTGACGGCGCATAATGTGCCGACACTAGCCACGACAGGAGCTTGAAATGGCTAATACAACTTTTAACGGTCCCGTTCGTTCTGAAAACGGGTTTGAAGTAATTACCGTAACCGCCGGAACGGGCGCGGAAACTACGGTTTTTGATGTTGCCTCTACGGGTATTGTCACAGACAAGTTCGTCAAGCACGTTGGTTTTGCCACGGGCGTTACCGTAAACACTACAGCGGGTGACAGCCCCGCAATCGGCGAATTTACCCAGCCCGCCAACACCATAATCACTGACATCAAGATTTTCTGTGTTACCGCTCCAGTTATCGGAACGGGAGATATTGGTTATGAGGTTGGAACTTCTAGCTCGGGCGCACAAATTGTTGCTGCAATAACGGATGAAATTCTCGACGGTGGAACCACTGTCGTTGTCGGCAACGTGACAACTACTACATTGGTAGCGACGACGCAGAGCGCAACTACTGCCCCAGTTTCCGCCCAGTATACGTCCGCAGAACGGACCATCTTCTGCAACATCACCAACACGGTGGATGCAACCACAGCGGGCTCTTTTACGTTCATTGTTGAGTACGTGCAGGTCGCGTAGTTTAAGTGGGGGGAGAAAACTCCTCTCCTTAGAAGGAGGTCACGATGGCTGACGCAGTAACATCTCAAACAATTTCGGACGGTCCGAAATATGCGGTGATAAAATTTACTAATGTTTCAGACGGTACGGGTGAAGACGCTGTTACTAAGGTAGATGTTTCTGGTTTGGATAACAGTGCAGATGGTGACACTTGCACGGGAGTTATTATTGAGCGGATCTGGTGGCAGTGCATAGGCATGAAGCTTCAGATATTGTGGGATGCATCGACCGACGCGTTTTGCATAGAGCTTGGTGAGAACCAAAGTGGAAATCACGATTACACTGTTTTTGGCGGTCTTACGAATAACGCAGGAAGCGGTAAAAACGGTGATATCAAGTTTACCACCGTTGGGCACACTTCCGCCGATACGTATACCGTTATTTTGTATATGCGGAAACAGTTTAGCTAGAAGTAACAAGTGGCTCGGGTGAGTGCATCCGGGCCACTCAAACTTCAGGGTACTGATTTATGGCTACAACAAAAGACGCTAAACGTCTGCCTTCGGGTCGAATTAGCTATCGCGGAGAAACTTTTGGGGGTTTTAACAAGCCCAAGCGTACTCCCGGTAAATCAAAGAAAAGCGCTGTTTTGGCTAAGAAAGGCACCGAAATTAAACTGGTTCGATTTGGCGATCCAAATATGTCCATCAAAAAGAACCAACCAAAACGCCGTAGTAATTTCAGGTCTCGCCATTCCTGCGATACAGCCAAGGATAAGTTTAGCGCCCGTTATTGGTCTTGTAAGGCTTGGTGATCCAATGTCCGAGCCCAACCTTCAAGAAATCGATAAAAAAGTCACGGTGATTGAGGCTATTCTTAATCGGCTAGAAACAAATCACATAGCTCATCTTGAAAAGGACGTAGCCTCTCTAGACAAAAAAGTCTGGATGATTTTGGGAGGCATTACTATTCAACTTACAGCTTTGTTGATTGCTGTTGTGGGGGCCGTTTTGGCATTTATAGTATGACAAGTCGCGTTAAACTGGGAGCCGGAGCCTGTAAGCCCGTAAGGATGCGTAGGGGCGGCGTAGTACGTAAGAAAAAGGGCGGCACAATTTGCCCCGAAGGCAAAGCTTGGGCAAAGCGAACTTTCGACACATACCCCTCGGCCTACGCTAACCTAGCGGCGTCCAAGTATTGTAAAGATCCTAATTACGCCAAAAAATCCAAAGGCGGTAAACGGAAGGGTCGTTAAATGGGAAAGTTAAAGGAGTGGTTAGATGAAGATTGGGTTCGAATTGATAGCTCCGGTAACATCGTGGGTGAGTGCGGGACATCAAAAGATAAAAAAAACCCTGACCGATGCCTTCCTCGCAGCAAAGCTCAAAGTCTTAGCAAAAGTGAAAGAGCTGCTACAGCGCGTAAAAAAAAGAGCGGCGGATCTAAGGGAAAAACTGTTGTCTCCAATACGAAGGCTGCAAAAGTAAGACGTATGCGAAAGGGCGGATCTCCGGGGGATCTTCGTTTCCACAAAGGTTGCGGGGCGGTAATGGACGAGCGCCGTAAAAGAACACGGTACGCCTAATGGATTTTTTAGTCGGTCGCGAAAAAGATATTTATATGGAAATAAGAGCATGGTCTAAACACGCTCTTGAAGGGGCTTCTGCCGTCTTTAACAACCTTCCTCCGTGCCCCTATGCGCGAAGAGGTTGGGAGGACGACAAAGTTCTTGTTTTGTTTAAGCACGAGTCTGGATACCAAACTCTTTACAAGATAATTTCAGAGTTTGTAGATCGGTACGATTTAGTGCTGTTGGTGGAAACCGCCTTTACGAAAGAACCCGAGGATTACCACCAATACCTAAGTGATCTAAACGACGCTATTTCGGAAGGTTTTTTTATTGATAGAGATATGTGGGTTATGGGTTTCCATCCATCCGACGATCCATCAGAACAATTTAATGATGGCGTTTTCCATCCTTTGGTAGAAGACGAATATGCCCTTACTTTTATCCAGAGGCTTTCGAAACTGCAACAATCGGCAGACAAGCTCAAGGAAAAGGGGTACTATGATGAATGTGCGGCGGAGACAGACGCTTTACAGCTTTATCAACGACGAGAACGCCTATACCGGCGTTTAATAGGAGACTAAAATGGCGATGAAACCAAGAGTCAAGTTAGGTCGCGGCGGACCGGTTAAGAAAATGCGTGGCGGCGGCATGGTTAAGAAAATGCGTGGCGGCGGCATGGTCAAAAAGAGAAAGTGAACTAGCTGATGGCGGTCTCCGGGAGCACCGACTTTGAACTCGATGTATCGGACTACATCGAAGAAGCTTTTGAGCGTTGTGGTCTTGAAGTTCGTACCGGGTACGATCTCAAGACCGCAAAGCGTTCGCTTAACCTTTTGTTGGCTGAGTGGGCTAACCGGGGCCTAAACGCGTGGACAATCGCGCAACGATCTCAGGCGCTTACGGAAAGCGACGGCGAATACACCATTGGGACAGATGTTATTGACATCTTATCTGTTGTGGTTCGTCGCGACAGTACCGACTATTCCTTGGATCGTCTTAGTCGGGAAGAGTATCTAAACATCCCCACGAAAACGACAGAGGGTCGCCCATCCCAATTCTTTCTGGATCGTCAGATTAGCCCTAACCTCAAGATCTGGCCAATTCCCGAAAACAGTACCGACGTTCTTTTTTATGACGCGTTAACGCGTATGGACGACGCGGATGCGTTTACCAATACGATGGAAATTCCCTTCCGCTTTTACCCCTGCCTTGCAGCCGGGCTGGCCTATTACATCGCTATTAAGCGTTCTCCACAACGTGTGCAGCTTTTGAAGGCCGTGTACGAGGAGGAAATGGAGCGGGCCATTCAGGAAGACAGGGACAGGGCCTCGTTTACTATTGAACCCGCTTACCAGTATCTTAGGTAGCCGTCATGCCTAAGTTTGCCACAGGAAAAAACTCTTACGCTATTTCAGACCGCTCTGGTCAGCGTTATCGCTATCAGGACATGCGAAAAGAGTGGAATGGGCTATTGGTGGGCAAGGATGAGTACGAGCCCAAGCATCCGCAACTATACCCATATCCACCCGTTACGGACCCGCAGGCTTTAAAGAACGCTCGACCGGATCGCGTAGAACCTATGGATGTCCCGGTCGGCGGAGGTGGATTCCCCGACCGAGGTGTAGACACGCACCTTGTCTCTAGCGTTGGCTTTGTGACTGTGGTGACGACATGACCTATACCTACTCTGAGCTTAAACAAGCTATTCAGGATTACACAGAAAACGACGAAACGACTTTTGTCAACAATCTGAATAACTTCATTAAAAACACTGAAGAGAGAATCCTCAAAAGTGTTCAACTTACGGTGTTTCGTAAAAACGCCACGGGAACGACAACGTCTGGAAATCAATTTCTTGCGGCCCCCACGGACTTTTTGGCCCCGTTTTCGCTGTCTATTACTAACGGATCCAACAAAGAGTTTCTTTTGTACAAAGACGTAAATTTTGTGCAGTCGGTCAACCCAAACTCGTCTACTACGGGAACCCCAAAATACTACGGTTATTTTGACGTTAGCAATTTCATCTTGGCCCCAACCCCAAACGCCAACTTTACGGCGGAAATTCATTATCTGTATCGCCCCGACAGCCTAACCACACAGGGAGACTCTGGCACAACGTGGTTAAGCCAAAACGCGCCGGTCACCTTGTTGTACGGCTGTCTCGTAGAGGCGTACACTTTTATGAAGGGAGAGCCCGACGTAATACAAAACTACGCCCAGCAGTTTGTTAGCAGCTTGGGGCAGTTGAAAAACTACGGCGAAGCCATTGAAGATACCGATGCGTATCGCACGGGTCTAATTGTACGAGATAAAATCTAATGTTTAAGTTTGATGTAAGTATTTCGGAAGAACCTATTGTAACGGTAAAAACCACGGAAAACCGCGGTTTTTCTCCAGAAGAGGTGGCCGAAAGATGCGTTGAAAAGTTAATTTCTGTTTCAGATACGGCTCATCCGGCTCTTCGCGACCAAGCCCATGCTTTCAAACGGCATATGGAAACGGTAGTAGCTTTCTATATGAGAGAGGCCATAAAAAGTGATAGAACTACAACTTACAGCGCTCTGTGTGAGGCGGGGCACCCTGAACTTGCAGAAGCTATAAGGAGGCTCTGATGGCAATTACGCAGGCAATGTGTACGTCGTTTAAGAAAGAGTTAATGACGGCAACACACAATTTTACAAATTCCTCCGGAAATACTTTCCGATTAGCTCTTTACACAAGCTCGGCATCGTTGGCCGCTTCTACTACCGCGTACACAACTTCAAACGAAGTAAGCGGCACCGGGTATACTGCTAAGGGCGCGGCATTGACTAACGTAACTCCGACCAGCAGTGGCACAACGGCGCTGACAGATTTTTCGGACGTAACCTTTTCGTCGGCCACCATTACGGCAAACGGAGCAATGATCTTTAATGATTCCGCTTCGGGAGATCCTGCGGTAGTTATTTTGGCGTTTGGCGGTGACAAGACCTCTACTGCGGGGGATTTTACCATTCAGTTCCCAACCGCTGATGCGAGTAACGCAATTATTCGTATCGCTTAGTTAGGTCTTATTCATGGCACTAGTTCTTAAAGATAGAGTCAAAGAACAAACCACTACGACAGGGACAGGCACTGTTACTCTTGGTGGTGCCCTCGACGGTTTCGATACATTTGCGTCTGTTGGGAACGGCAATACAACTTACTATGCCATTGTTAGCCAGTCTGCGAATGAATGGGAAGTTGGTATTGGAACGTACACATCGTCTGGGACGACATTGTCCCGTGACACCATTCTGGAATCATCAAACTCTGATTCTGCCGTAAACTTTTCGGCGGGGACAAAGGATGTCTTTGTTACCTACCCGGCAGATAAATCTGTGCACGCAGATGCGGCGGGAACAATAAATGCAGGTGCTATTGCTGCTGCATCACTTACTTTAACTACTGATCTTGCTGTGGCGGATGGTGGTACAGGAGCCTCATCATTAACGGATGGTGGGGTTCTTTTAGGGTCAGGAACTGGTGCAATTACGCCGATGGCCGTCCTTACTGACGGTCAGATGATAGTTGGGGACGGTTCCGGTGATCCTGTTGCTGAAAGCGGTGCAACTCTGCGAACCAGCATTGGCGTTGATGCCGCAGGAACAGATAACTCTACAAACGTCACCCTCGCAGGATCGCTGGATTATTTAACGCTGAGCGGGCAGGAGATTACGCGAGGTGCAATTGTACTCACAACAGATGTGAGCGGCACATTACCTATCTCCAACGGAGGCACAAATTCTACCAGTGCTGGTGCAGCTTTGACCGCGCTTGGTGCAGCGCCAGCAGCGGGTAGCAGCAATATCGTCACAACCGGAGCTCTTAATAGCGGAAGCATTACATCCGGCTTCGGAGCCATCGACAATGGTTCGAGCAACATCACTACGACCGGAGTCGGTACTTTTGCAAGTCTCGATATCTCCGGGAATGTTGACGTTGACGGAACTTTAGAAACGGACGCCTTGTCGATTGCCAGCACAACCGTCACTTCGACCGCTGCTGAACTCAACATTTTAGACGGCGTTACATCTACAACCGCAGAACTAAACATCCTTGATGGAGTCACATCTACCGCCGCAGAAATAAATTTGCTCGATGCTATAGCACGGGGAAAAATCATTTACGGAAATGCCAGCGGGGCAAGCGCACTGCTAGCTCCGGGCGGTGCCAATACCGTTCTCACGTCGGACGGCACCGACATTGCATGGGCCGCTGCTGGCGCAGCATCCAGCGTTGCGGCAGACAACATTACTGCGGGCGATGCTGCTGTTTTGCTTACAACTTCGTCGGGTAATATCACGATTGATGCTGCGGCCAGCGACAGTGATATTATTCTCAAGGGCACTGACGGCGGCGCTGACACCACCTTCCTCACCATCGATGGCAGTGCTGCTGGTGCCGCGACTTTCAACAATACGGTGACCACAACAGGTCTTGTCCTCGGCTCGACCGCAGTCACATCTACCGCCGCAGAACTTAACATATTAGACGGCGTGACCTCGACTGCCGCCGAGTTAAATCTAGTTGATGCAATTGCGCGAGGAAAAATACTATACGGCAATGCTTCGGGCGCATCGGCGCTTTTGAGTCCGGGAAGCAATGAGCAGGTTCTGACGTCGGACGGCACCGACATTTCATGGGCCGACGCCAGTGGTGGCGGAGCTACCTCCATCAACGGCCTATCAGACGCAGCTACATCTGGAAGCAACGCGCTTTACTTGGGCAGCGACGCCGGAAATGGCAACACTAGCGCGAATACCGGCGTTGGACAGCTTGCTCTCTCGTCCCTTAACAGCGGCATTGCAGGCAACACTGCTGTAGGCCAAAAAGCCGGAAACGACATCACCACCGGTGGCAACAACACACTTTTGGGATCCAAAGCAGGTGAGGAAATTACAACGGGGGCAGATAACATTGTCATCGGCCCCGACCCAGCAAAATCTCTGACAACTGGCGCTGACAATATCGTAATTGGGTCGGACGAGGCCGGAGAAAATTTAGTCTCTGGCGGCAATAACATTATCATCGGCCCAAGATCGGGCAAGGCAACGGCTACAAATAACAAATGTGTTATACTAGGTTTCAACGCGAATCCATCCAGTAATTCTGTCGAGAATGAGATTACGTTAGGCGATACCGGCATAACTAAGTTCCGTATTCCCGGTATTAACTGGTCTATTAAAGACACTACTGCTACAGAAAATCATGTACTTACAGTTGATGCCAGCGGTGAAGCGGGTTGGGAAGCGGCTGCGGCTGGAGGTAAAGTCTTGCAAGTCGTGACGGCTGCAACGTCAACAGCAGCAACATCCACCAGTACGACTTACGCGGACACAAACCTAACGGCGGCAATCACGCCCAGCGCAACTGGAAGCAAGGTTCTGGTACTTGTGTCGCAGTCGATAAGCAGCGTCGGCGGACGTGCTGGGGGTGCGCTACGCATTGTTCGCGGCAGCACCGAAATTGAAGAATATATGCAGATTTCAAACGCTGAAAACCAATTTGGTCAGCATTTCATCCAACACCTCGACAGCCCAAGCAGCACCTCTTCAACGACCTATCACACAGAATTTAAGCGCATCGATCAAAGCGGAACTGTGACAGCGCAGCGCAACGACAGCAGCGGCAATGCCACCTCAACCATCACACTTATCGAGATCGGGGCATAAAAATGGCAACAAAAGCGAACGCTCTTTTAAGCCTTGCACCCGCCGCTGAGTGGGTATTAACCGGCGACACCGTTAGGTGGGATAGTAACGACATCGACCAGCCGACCGACGCCGAAATTGATGCAGAGATCGTGCGTCTCACAGCAAATGAGCCGTGGGTGGCGTTGCGCGAAGAACGCAATAAGCGTCTTTCCGTCACTGATTGGTGGGGAGTTTCTGATCACACCATGAGCGATGCAGAGACGACATATCGTCAGGCGCTACGTGATCTACCAGCAAATACTAGCGATCCTGTTAATCCAGTGTGGCCTACAAAACCGTCGTAATAAAAAAACTAAGGAATAAAGTTATGGCCGACATTGAAGTAAAAACACCAGAGAAAATTGCACGGCACTATCAGGCTGCGATGGATAGCGTGACTCTTCTCAATGAAGTCGCCGCTGATCCTGATGCATACGCAGATGATCCGACGGTTGTCGCAAGAAACGTGGAGCATTTGAAACTTGTAGTCGGCTGGGATTTTTGGACCGACGAAAACCTCACACCGTTTCATAATTCAATCGAAGCTAATACTTAGGAATAACAATGTTTGGGCTGTCGTCGTTTTCAGAAGCTCCGTTTTCAGCGGAAGGAATTCAGACGACGGTTGTACTCGTTACGAGTCTTGCGGGCACGGGCACGGTTGGTTCTGTCACCGTAGGCGCGGCTTCGGATGTATCCGTTACGGGCGTTTCTGCAACAGCCGCTGTGGGCTCTGTAGCGGTAACGACGGTGACAAGGATCGAAGTAAGTGGTTTGTCCGCGACGGGTTCTTCTGGTAGAGTTAACGTATGGGGAACAATAGTTCCCGACCAAAGCCCAAGCTGGAGTGGTGTGGCACCAAGTCAAAGCCCAAGCTGGAGTGGTGTATCACCAAGTCAAAGCCCAAGTTGGGCGGATATAGCGGCATAAGGACAGAGTAATGACTTCCTCCTATACTTCAAATTTGGGAATTGAAAAACCCGCCACCGGAGATCAATCGGGCACGTGGGGTGACACCACAAACACTAACATGGACATTATTGATCGTGCCATTAACGGCGTAGGCGCGATTACTTTAAGCGGCACAAGTCATACGCTTACGACCTCGGATGGTTCGCTTACTGATGGCATGTATAAGGTTCTTGTCTTAGGGGGATCTCCTTCTGGCACAAACACCATTACAATTAGCCCAAATGACCAAGACAAATTGTATTTTGTCGTTAATAGCTCGGGTCAGACCGCAACCTTTACCCAAGGTAGCGGAGCTAACGTAAGTGTCTCTAATGGCGACACTAAAATAATTTATGCGGATGGCGGTGGATCGGGCGCTATCGTATATGATTTTACAAACAATCTTACGATGGGTTCGGTAAACATCACAGGTGGTTCGGTAACGGGTATTACTGATCTTGTTGTGGCAGACGGCGGAACAGGTGCTTCTACCTTTACCGACGGCGGAGTGCTGCTGGGCTCTGGTTCTGGCGCTATTACTGCAATGGCGGTATTGGGCGACGGCGAAATGATCGTAGGTGACGGCACGACCGACCCGGTTGCAGAAAGCGGCGCAACTCTAAGGACTTCTATAGGGGTTGGAACAGGTGATAGCCCTCAATTTACCGGAATAAATGTGGGTAACGCCACGGACACTACTGTAACTAGGGCCAGCGCAGGTAATCTTAACATAGAAGGTAATCTTGTTTATCGCGCAGGAGGCACGGATGTACCGGTAGCTGATGGCGGCACGGGCGCAAGCACTCTCACAGCCAACGGTGTACTTTACGGCAACGGCACAAGCGCGGTTGCGGCTACCGCTGTTGGAACTGACGGACACGTCTTAACATCTAACGGCTCTGGTTCTGCTCCGACGTTTCAGGCGGCTGCCTCCGGCCTCGAAGTTTATTGTGGTGGCAATGTCTTTGAAGGCACCACGACGATCAGTCGTGCAACTTTTACAAACGTCGCGTTCACAGAAACTGCCGATTCAGGCACCGTTTTTGATGGCACAACATTTACGGTGCCCTCGGGCAAGGGCGGAGTATATCAACTTCTGGCATATGTAGCTGCCGACTACACATCTATCGGAAACGACGGCGAAGCCGAATACATTCGTTTTTTAAAGGGCGGCTCGACCGCACTCGGAACAAACGGGCAGCTTCGGAATACGCTTTCCGAGAGATATGGCGCAATTTCGACTGACTTCATCGGCACCCTATCTGCCGGTGACACAATCGTCGTGCAAGCAATGTTCAATGACGGCGACGGCAGCGGAAATGCAGCCATCTATTACGCCGGGTTCTCAGCGATAAAGGTGGCATAAATGGCAGAAATAGCGAACCAGATTGAAGCGTACGTTGGTCGTAAGGTCGATTTTTTCGACGAAGTTGAGCTAGTCCAACAGGACGACAGCAGCATCAAAATTACGAAATGGGCTGTACAGGGAAAAAGCAAACCGACGGCAGATGAACTTGCTGCTGTTGACGCTAAAGCAGACGAAGCGGTTGCTGCTGCGCGGGTTGCGGCAAACCGCCGCGCAGCATATCCGTCGATTGGCGACCAGCTTGACATGATTTTTTGGGACGGCGTCAACGACACAAGCACGTGGGCTGACGCTATTGCCGCTGTAAAATCAGCGCACCCCAAACCTTCTTAATTTACGGCATCTGGAAGTCGGATGACCCTTACAAAACTTCAGTTTGAACCCGGAGTAAACACAGAAACCACCGCCTATTCTAACGAAGGCGGCTGGAACGACTGTGACAAAGTTCGATTTCGTTTCGGGTATCCCGAAAAAATTGGTGGTTGGGAAAAATACGCTAGTTCTACCCTTGAGGGCACTCCAAGATCGCTTCACGCGTGGCGCACGCTTAACAATAGTGAGCTTATGGGCATTGGCACTAACAAGAAATTTTATGTGGAAGAAGGCGGATCTTATTACGACGTAACGCCTCTTCGAACCACTACTACAAGCGCAACTACTTTTGCGGCTAGCGATGGTTCCTCTACAGTTACCGTAACGGACAACGGTCACGGCGCTATTGTAGGAGATTTTGTTACTTTTTCTGGCGCGGCAACTCTTGGCGGAACAGTAACGGCGGCTGTTCTTAATAAAGAGTACGAAATTCAAACGGTTCCGACATCTAACACCTACACAATTACCGTAGCGGTTACAGCAAATAGCTCAGACTCCGGTAATGGAGGAGGTTCGGTAACCTCGGCGTATCAGATCAATGTCGGCATCGATAGCGTTGTTCAAGGCAACGGTTGGGGCGCAGGAACGTGGGGTCGCGGAACGTGGGGATCGGCAGCTACGACGGTGGCGGGCGGCGAGTCTATTCGTATCTGGAAGCAAGATAATTTTGGCGAAGACCTTATCTTTAATATCCGGGACGGCAGCGTTTATTACTGGGACTTTAGCTCTGGTCTTACAACCCGTGCGGTAACTCTTTCCAGTTTAGGTTCTTCCGCACCGACGGTGGCGCGTCAGGTTCTGGTCTCGGACTGCGACCGTC